TCAGGACAGATTCAGCGCCTGGTTGATCAGGCTCGGATAGTCCGGGCCGTCCTTGCTGATCCACTTGGCGTAGTGCTTGAAAATCATCGCCGTGGACGTGTGCCCCATCTGATCGGCGATCCACTCCGGCGGCGCGATTCCACTACTCAGCATCTGACTGGCGAACGTATGCCGACACTGGTTCGGCCCGCGCTGTCTCACTCCCGCCTTCTTCAAGTGAGACTTCCACCAGCCGTTGCGCAGCGTGTCCGATGTCGAATACGGCTCGCCGCTCGCGCTGTTCAGGAACACGAACCTCACCTTCTGCTTGCGCTTGGTCCGGTTGTCCCGATCGGTGTACTCGATCTCCACCGACGGCAGGTGCTGGGTCAGCTTCGCCTGCGCCCGTAGCGCGCGTAGTGCTGGCGCCAAGAGTGCCACCCGCCGCGTCGAGCGCCGCGTCTTGGTCACCTTGTACTGGCTGCGCACCCTCGCCCGCCGGAACGCCACCGTTCCGGCTTCGAGGTCGACATCCTCCCAGGCCAGCGCCATGGCCTCGCTCACGCGCGGACCGGTCCAGAGCATGAACTCGATCATGTTCAGCTCGTGGGCGCGCTCAGTTTCGGTTTCGAGGATCTGGCGGATCTCATCACGCGAAAACGGGTCCGGATCGTCCGCATCCGGCAGCTTGATGACGATCCCATCGGTCGGGTCGTGGGCCGATTTGTTGCGCGTCCGATACAGGCGGAAGATCTGGCGCAGGTGGCTGACGATCTCGCGCACGGTCTTGTTGTGCAGCGTGGGCATCAGATCGCGCTGCACCCAATGCTGCAGGTCCAGGTGGTCGATTCTGTCGGCCTGCTCCTCGCCCCAGCGGGGCCGGATGTGGTTCTCCACGCGGCTCAGGTAGCCCCGAAACCCGCTGGCCGACATATCGTTGCGTTTGATATCCAGCCACAGGTCGATGTAATGCCCCAGGGTGTTGGTTTTCACCCTGGCCGAGTCAGGGAAGTGCCGGGCGTAATCGAACGTACCCGCCTGAATCTCGAACTCGATGATCTCCACCAGTCGCCGGGCATGCTCCTGGTTGACCGGCGATGCGCCGCCAGGGATCTGCTCCCGGCACAGCTCGCCGTCGTAACGAAAATAGACCCGCAGCGAATTGCCACGGATCTCCACTCCATCTGCCATCTACTTCCCCGTGCAAAGCCGAAAAGGGGCAATCTACTGGAGCCCCTGTTCTCCCAATGCAAAAGGGCCCGTTACAGGGCCCAGAACTGGTAGCGCGAGCTTCTAGGTCAGCCACTCATTGCGCCGGCGCCACTGGCAGTGCATCCTCGGTACTGACTTCTTGGTTTTGTGCTTGCATGGTGCTTCTCCTTGGGGTTGGTCCGGCCTCGGAGGGTTGCCGCCCTCCGGGGCTTTCTTGTTTTCGCGCTGAGCGCAGTGATCAGCGAAACAGGATGCTCAGCAGGTCTGGGGTGAGATAACCCGCAACCAGCAGGGCAGCCAGGGCCAGACCGTTGATTCCCAGGGCGGCCAGGATTTCGTGGCGGCTGGGCCGGTAGAGGTCGTTGTCGTCGTTGCGCATGGTGCTTCTCCTTGGGGTTGATACAGCCGATCAAGCGTTGCCGCGCTTGCCGGCGTCGGGGTTCTGGAACATCCAGCACTTCACCGTGGTGCAACGGCTGGACATGGGGTTGCGTAGGTTGAAGGCCGCGCGCACGGCGCTGTCGACGGCACGGTTCTTCTCCAGGAACTTGCGCGAGCGGCTGTTGGGCAGCAGGTTGCGCAGGGTGCCGATGTCGGCCAGCTTCTGGCGGTGCTCGGCGGCGCGCTCGCAGAACTCGTTGAGGTTGATGGCGATCACATCCGGCTTCTTGCTGTGGTCCACCACCGGTTCGTCGTTGATCCCCTGCAGGTAGTCGAACACCTCCCAGAACTCGGCCACCTCGACCGGGTCGGCGTTGACGGAGCTCTGCCGGGCAATGGCCATGGCAGTGAGTTCGCGCACGGCGGCGGCGTGCTGTTCCTCTCCCAGTGGGATCACCAGGCGCAGCGCATCGACCAGGGCCAGCAACTGGGCGTGGTTCTTGATGATCCGCTCGATGCGGATCTCGCCCAGGGCACGCAGAGCCTGCTCGTGCGCCCTCACCCGCTCGCGGAACGCCTCCAGCACCCTCCCCTCGGCCTTGGCGGCCATCAGCAGGAAGTGGCTCACGTCCAGGGCGCTCAGGTGGTTGAGGTTGTCCGCCGCGGCGCGGCTCGCGCTGGTGACCTGCGGCCGGACGAAGTGCAGCTTGACGATACGGGTGAGGATCGCCTCGCTCGCCTCGACGGTGGCGTTCTGGCTGATGACGATGGTCCCGCGGAACGGCGGCTCGTAAGTCTCGTTGCCCGCGGTCTTCACCCCGGTCACGCCCAGGGTGCCACCGTTGAACAGCGGCTTGAGCTCGTCCCAGTCGTAAGCCTTGGCGGCGGTGCGGTCGTTGTCGCTACGGTCGGCCTCGAGCAGTACCAGCGGCATGCCGGATACCTGCCCCATCCAGCGGCGCAGGCCAGCCTTGGACATCTTCGACGGATCCTTGCCCTCCTCGTCCGGGCGGCCGAACAGCTTCCAGAGGAACATCAGCAGGGTCGACTTGCCCGCCCCGGCCTCGCCGGTCACCTCCAGGAACGGGAAGCTCTGGAATTCGGTGCGGATCTGCTCGGCGAACAGCGAGCCGAACCAGAAGGCCAGCGCGACGATGCCCTGGGCACCGAAACAGGTCCACAGCCAGTCCAGCCACTCGGCCCGGTAGCCCTTGTCGTCCCGGGCGATCTCCAGGCGGATGCTCTTCTGCAACGTCTTGAGGCGCAGCTGCTTGAACTCGAAGTAGTCCTCGCTGTTGGCCTGCTCCACGATGCCGCCGCGCACGGCCAGGTCGCCGAATACGTAGCAGCCGTGCTCCTTGCTGTAGCCGATGTAATCGATGGTCTGCACGGTTTTCAGGCCGAACAGCTGGTCCTTCATGATCTTGTCCAGCTGGGCGCCGGTCCCGGTGAACACCGCGCCCGCCGCCATGCCCAGCAGGCGCTTCTTGAACTCCGACGCGGCCGCGACCTGGCCGCCGGTGAAGGTGTTGCGTACCGGCGGCGCATCGTGCGGAAAGTCGATGCGGAAGTAGTACCAGGCCTCGTCCGTCACCTCGTTGCGCTGGAAATACAGCGCCTGCGGGTAGCAGTTGGCGATCTCCACCACGCAGCCGGACTGGCGCAGCGCCTTCTCGCGCATCTGCCGATCGTTGAGCAGCTTGTCGTCCTGGTGCTCGCTGTCCTCCAGGGCCTGCTTGGCCTTGTTGAACTTCTCCAGGTCGAGCTTGAACCAGTACAGGCGGTTCTCGAAGCCGAAGTGGAATTCGTGCCGCTCGCGCCACTCGTACAGCAGAATCGCCTTTTCCGCGGCGCTCTCGGCGATCAGCCGCGCGCCCTGGTGGCGGGCCTCCTTGAGGTCGCGCTCGCGCTGCTCGGCGCGTTTGTCGTCCCCCTCGACGAACTGCCAGCGCTGATGCAGGTCGTTCCAGTCCACCTTGCGCCCGTCGCGCTGCGGGATCTGCGCGGCCTCGCAGGCGTAGCCCAGCTCGCGCGCGGCCCTCACCCAGCGGCGGGTATAGCGCTGTGCGCCCGGCTCGTTGTCCAGCGCCCAGACCAGGCGCGGCAGCTTTCCGCCGCGGTTGCGCGCCAGATCCTTGAGCGACTCGCCCGGGAACAGGTTGCAGCTCATGGCCGACACGGCCGCGATGCCGTGGTGCAGCAGGGCGATGGCATCGAAGATGCCTTCGACGATCCATAGCTCGCTGACCTGGAACAGATCCACGCACGGCGGGCACCACCAATACCCTTTGGGCGACTGGCCGGGAGCGAAGCGCGCCTTCTGCTTGCCGAAGCGGTGCGGGCGGTCGATCAGCCGCTCCCAGTAGCCGCCCTGCTCCAGGGCGAAGCGCACGGTGGCGCTGCCCTCGCCAAGCTCGCGGCTCCAGTAGTTCTCCTGGGTGTACCAGCCCTCGATCAGCTCCAGACGAAAGCCGCGGGCGTTCTGCAGGTAGCTCTTGGCCGTGGCGGTCGGCTCCTTTTCGGTGGACGGCGCACGCTTGCTCCAGTCGTCGAACAGGTCCTCGTACAGCTCCTTGACGTGCCACTGCTGGCCGCACTTGGACTCCCGGCCGCACTTGATGAACCAGGGCTCGTCCTGCCGGCTGAACAGCTCCTTCTTGCCGCAGGCCGGGCACTGGCCGCCGCGCAGATACTTCGTGCCGGAACGCGGCTTGAGGCCGTAGTCCTGCTCCAGACGGCGCAGCACCTCACCGCGGATCGAGGGGTCCATGGGGAAACTCTTGGTCACAGCCCACGCTCCTGCAGCCGCTTGTGCAGCTCACGCGCCGAGCGGCCGATGCCGACGATGTGCGGGTGGTCCTTGAGGATGCGGGGGCCGCGGAAGCCGGTCGGAGTGTGGCGGTAACGGTCGTCGTACCAGCACTCGGCCATGACCTGTTCGTATTGGCTCACCAGCCAGCGCAGATAGGCCTCTGCCTGCTGCCGGTCGAGCTGGATTTGCAGGGTGATACTGCTCATAAAGCCACCTTTCGGGCGCAACTTCCCCCTACCCGCGCTCAGGCGGGTATGGAGAGGGGTTAATTCAAGGGGGTGTCAGCGAGTGACGGCGGCCGCTGGAGGCGCTGCCAGGCACTGCAGGCGATGCGGCAACCACCGCTGGGGAACCAGGGCGCTCTCGCCGGTCAGCGAGTTGACCAGGCAGGCGCGCTCGGCATCGCTGGCGGCGCGGGCGACGATGACGCGGGCCGGGCGCTCGACCAGTTGGGTCATGGCCAGATGGGCCAAACGCGGCGCCATGAAGGCCGGCACGTCCAGACCATTCACCAGGTAGTCGCAGGCCCGCTCGAACAGGCGCTGATCGTCGCCCAGATGCTCGGCCTGATGGCGACGGAGGAAGTCGAGGGCGGCCTGTTGCATCTGCTCGCGGTAATCCATGGCTTTCACCTCTGTACTGCTCATAGCGCTTCGCTCTCCAGTTGATCGACCAGATCCAGTTGCGTGTCGTCCACCGAACGCATCGCCTCGCGGCGGTGTGCCCGGGTGGCCTGCGGCAGCTGTACCGTCGGGTTCGGCATGCCGCTCGGGGCCATTTCGTGGGTCATCTGAAACTCGGCCCGAACGCTCCAGGAACAGGCCTCGTTAGTGCACTGCAGGTAGGCGATGCGCAGGAAGATGTGTTGGCCTTCCGAGGTGCGGATGCGCATGCGCCCATGGCAATGCGGGCAAACGAGCTTGTAAGTACTGCTCATCGGGCTCAGCCCTGTGCCGGAAACAGATCGCCGTTCTCCGGCTTGCTGCGCCCCACGCTCTCCAGCGAAGGCGCCGGAATGGCCAGCAAGTGGCAGTGCTGGCAGAGCTGCGCGTACAGGGTCTGGCGGATGGCTGGAGCGGTTTCCGTCTTGAGCAGGCCGAGCAGCTTGGGCACCTGCCGGTGAATGGCCAGTTGCTGGCCGACGCTCAAGTAGGTAGCCCCGCGGCTTTCCCGTGCCTCCCGCTCCATGGCGATGAAGTAGCGGCGCACCTGACGGCCCTTTTCGTTGTTCTCCACCATGGCCAGCTCCTTGGCCATATCGAGGGTTAGGTGGTACTCCTGACTTGGCCTTCCCCCGGTACTTTTCCCCAAAACGGGGGAGAAGTCCTCTCCCTCGACGAAGCCGTATTGCTCGATACGGTCCTTGATCCAAGTGCTGAAATCACGGCCGACCTGCAGGAACTGGTGCAGGTCACGCGCATCGCAGAGCTGCTGGGAGCGCCCATCGAGGTCGCCGTTGAATACAGGGATAAGGCTGGTAGACATGGAAGGCTCCTTACTGATTGCTGTGCAGAACGATCACCGCTTGCACCTCGGCATGCCGCGCTGCGATGTGTGCCCGGTGAGCGGCGAGAATCGCGGCGACCTCGTGCTCCTGGATGACGCCATCAGCCAGTGCCTCGGCGATGATCTTGTCCACTTCCCCGCGCCGCACGGCGGTCTTGATGGCGCGCTCGTAGAGCTCGATGTTGTCCAGCCGCTCGGGATCGTCGATCCGCACGAACACGCCGCCATACAGGCCGGCGACGTAGTTCGGGAAGTGGACGGTGCCGGTCACCTGTTCGAGCAGGTGGATCTGCTCGTCGCTGAGCGGGCGGCTGCCGGTGTTCTCGTAGACGTGGTTGTCGAACTGCTTCAAGCGCAGCCCCAACCGCGCAGCGGCACACTCACGGCCGCCGGGATATTCGCCAACCACCGCGCTCATCACCTGACGGCGGGTTTCCAGAACAGGGGGGTTCCGATTCTGTTTTTCTGCTGAGCACTTAGCCATTACTGTTCTCCGCAGGGCTGCCGGCTTCGCTGGAACCCTCACCCTCTTGCGGGCCGAGGATGCCGGGCAGCACTTCGCTACCGATCTCTCGCGACAGATCGCGGAGAATGGCGAAAGCCTGCCGGCCGTTCGGCAGCCGGTCGGCACCGGCCCAGCGGGCGACCACCTGGGTGACATGGCGCGGCTCGTAGCCTTTTGCCAGCGCGAACTGGCGAAAGCTGCTGCCCTTCTCGACGAGGCGGGCACGGATCTGGTTTTTGTTCATAGGGGGAGCCTTTCAGACCTAGCCCGGCGCTTGATAAGGCCGCCGAAAGTGATGCGTAGATAGTGCATGGTTCAACGATTCCCAGTTGGTTAGACTGTACTCATACGGCGACATATTAGGCACTCATTTGGAAATGTCAACGGAAAAAGACGAACAAATGGAAACTTCCTCGCGACTGCGGGAGGCAATCCAAGCCAAGGGGCTAAAGATCAAGGATGCCGCTGATATATGCGGAATTCCCTACCGTTCCTTGCAGAACTACACGCTTGGGCTGCGCGAGCCTAATGCCGAAGCGCTTCGAACGATAAGTTCTCGTTTGAACATTTCTTCTGACTGGCTCCTTACCGGAGAAGGCCCGATGTTCCGTGGAGAGCAGGCCTCGCCGGCTCCAGCTCCCAGCAGCCCAGCCTGCAATCCCCGGGAAGAAGCCATCCTTGCCTTGTTCCGCTCTCTGAATGAGGACGAGCAACGGGAGATACAGGGCGCTGCTGAGGAAAAGAAACGACTGAGAGTGCTTGAGCGGCAAGTTGCGGAGCTCTCTGCCGCCCTTGCTACGAATAAGCGTTCGGCTTAGCGTGTTCCTATTGGGAACAATAGATAGGAAATTTCCCATATGGGGATAGGCGACCGAATCCGTATAGCAGCTGAAGCGAAAGGCCTGTCTCTGCGCCAATTGGCCGAAGTGACCGCAATCTCTTACAGCTCGTTGCAAAACTGAGTTGGCGGACATCGCGAGCCGCGGATTGATGCACTAGTCGCCATTGGCTCCCAATTGGGAATATCCCTTGACTGGCTGCTTACTGGAGATGAATCAGTCAACGGGAGATTGGCCATTTTGAATAAAAAAAGCTCAGCAGCAGTTCTCGGACGCCTACACACAGTTTTCGGAGTCCAAAACGACTCACAACTCAGCACCGCTACAGGAATAAATAGAGCGACCGTCGGCAACTGGCGCTCAAGGGATTCAGTCCCCTATTCATTTTGCGTAGATATCGCCGAAGAGCGTGGCCTTTCGTTGGATTGGCTGCTTACAGGAGAAGGCCCAATGTTCCGCGGGGAGTCGGCGGCGCCGGCTCCAGCGCCCAGCAGCCCGGCCCACAACCCCCGGGAAGAGGCCATCCTGGCCCTGTTTCGCTCACTCACCGAGGCCGAGCAGCGGGAGATACAAGACGCTGCTGAGGAAAAGAAACGCCTGACCGTCCTCGAGCAGCGAGTTCAGACGTTGGAAGCGGTTGTTGCTGATATCAAAATGCCGGCATAATTTGTACCTATTGAGATCACTAACATGGAGGTTATATGCAAATTCTGCCCCTCCAGTACCGTTACGCGGCAGAAAAGGAAACTGAGCGCTCCGTATCAGCAACTGGAGTGAGAGCTTCCGCTATATGCAGGTGCTTACCGCTAGTGACTCATTTCCCAAAACCTGCCATTAAGACTGCACCATCTGGCACCTTGCCGGTAAGCGCTTATGTTGCAGATATTGATTAGTGAACGGGCAGACTCGTCTTCGTGGAGTGAATTGTGCTAAGGCGCTTTTTAAATGAGGTGCGCATGGGTCGTGGAAGATGGATAGCGAATGCTATCTTTGAGTTTTTAGTAAACATTATTGTATCTATGCTTCCCTTCATCATTGCAGTTGCAATACTAATGCTCTCAGTTAAACTGAACTTGGGTTTTTTAGAATCTATAAAAAAAATCACCGCTAACGGCGAGTTGATTATTTACTCGGCGACTCTAATGGCACCACTCATGTATGCAGTTCTAAAAGACCCACCTATTGCTTTTCGAGCTGGATTTAGCATATTTGGCGCAATCCCAGTTCTGGCTGGAGCCATCGTATACCCGATAGCAATGCTAGATGGCTTTACCGATAGACTTGTTATAGTTTCTACATGTTGTTTCTTCCTTGCCATCACTGTCTACTTAATACTTCTTTTAATCCAACATGCGTTCCAGAGCCGTCAAAGTGCGCCTCAAATTCAGGATGACAACAGGCACAACAGCTTGGAAGGATACAAGAGACACAGAGAGATAAACCATGAGCTATAATCAACCTTTGCCATTTACCGAAAGCGCAAACGATAGGTCTATCTGTGTTGACTGCATCCCAGTGGAACAGCCTTTGGGGCGTTTTTTTATCGCAAGCATTCCATATGACAAACTAATCGAGATCACTTATGCAGACACTCGAAGAGTAGAAGAGGAAGAACACGGATTTGAGACTATGCTTGGCATTCAGCGCCATGTCTCCGCAAGTCGAATCAAAGAGCTCAATCAGTACGTCAACACCTTCGATGCATGTTTTCCTACCGCGATAATACTTTCGATCCCAGAGTGCTGCGTCGAGTTCGATCCAGACGCTAGGAGGCTACGTATATTCGAGGCACCTAGCGATGAAGAATCTTCTGGGGTCCCTTATGACAAGATCGCTAAAATACTTGATGGCCAACATCGTATAAAAGGTCTAGAAGCCTATAGCCAAGGTAAAAGCTTTGACCTAAATGTCAGTATTTTTGTCGATTTGGACCCTGCTTCCGAGGCGTATATCTTTTCGGTCGTCAATCAGGCTCAAACCAAGGTCAATAAAAGCCTCGTTTATGATCTTTATAGCCTTGCCAAAGCCAAAAGCCCTCAAAAGTTATGCCATCAAGTTGCAGTTGCCCTCAATGAAACCGAAGGGAGCCCGTTCAGGAATAAGATTAAGCGCCTAGGAGTTGCCGGTCCAAAAACAGAAGCAGTTGCCATTACTCAAGCGGCGTTTGTTGAAGCGCTAATGAGGCATATAAGCTATCCTAACGCTCTGGCCCTTGAAGATCGCGACTTATATCTGAGAGGCAAAAAGCCTAAAAAGCCGACACAGCAAGAACTTGAGAAGATGATCTTCCGGGGGATGATGCTAGATGACCGCGACTATGATCTTACTGATGTAATCTGGAATTATTTTGAGGCCATACAGGAAAGATGGCCCGACGCGTGGAACACGCCAAAACAAAGGCGCGATGCTTAGCAAGACAAATGGTTTCATGGCCCTAATGCGCTTCCTGAAGGACATCTATATTGATCTAGAACGTATCGGATCAATTATTAGCAAGAGCCAGTTTTCCCATGTATTCAGCCAGATCAACCTAACAGATGCTGATTTCACAGTAGACAATTATAAGCCTGGCACGAGTGGAGAAAGCGCATTATATAAGGACCTAAAAAAGCAGTACTTTGACGAGTAAACTCAAATAGTAGCTTTTGGCAGCCAACATTTTATAGCGAGTTCTTGGTACGTCCCCCTGAACTCGCTTTTTCCCGCCAGAACATTACTCCGCGACAAAACAATCTGTTCATAACCCTTATAAAGACTTACAACGGATTCATGATTGGCATTCAGAACCAAGACCATGGCGCCACGATTAGTTGCACGGGCAACCGCGTTTTTCAAGCGAACCTGATCTTCCCAGCGAAATAGGTTTTCGTTGTATTTGATAAAGCCATTATAGTTGTGCTTCACCGTATAAGGTGGATCAATAAATACAAAGTCACCCTCTTGAGCAAGATCTAGAGTAGCCTCAAAATCACATACCTTGAACTCTGCGCCCTGGAAGATCTCAGCAATCTTAGGGAATGAATCAATATCCATCAGCACATTTTCCTTTGTGCCAATTGGAACATTGAATTCACCTTGAAGGTTAACCCTATAAAGGCCGTTCCAACAGGTGCGATTAAGGTAGAGCGTTCGCGCCGCCTTGGTAAAGATGGTCCGAGGCCTTTGATTTCTTACTTGATAGTAATAGTCCTTGCTGTGCCTGCGCTGATGAGATCTCAACAAACTAGCTACGCGCTCCCAATCTTCCTTTATTGCTGTATAGACATTAATCAGCTCAGCATTAACATCTGATAGCAATGCACTCTTTGGCTGAAGATGAAAGTAGACAGCTGCACCACCGAGAAAAGGCTCGAAGTAGTTGTTAAACTTCGTTGGGAACAGATCAATTTTCTTCCGAACTAGCCATCGTTTACCGCCGGCCCATTTAACAATCGGTTGAAGCTCCATGTATTTCTAAGCTCTCAGCGGCAAAATAACGGCGCGTAGATTAGTCTTGCCGCAACGTCAAGTCCAGACAACATAGGTGGCCTTTTGACACTTATAGCTAGGCCTTTATAGCATTTTTTCTACCTGCCTCCAGTCATGCCACACTGGCCTTGCTCTCGCACAGGTGCATTAGCTGATTGGGCGAACGAAAAACTCTGTCAGGCAAGCACCGCAAAACGCTCGATATGAGGCTGCTGGCGGTGCTGTGCCTGCCACAGGTCGTAGTCGGCCTGCACGCCCAACCAGGTGCGAGCGCTGCCGATTCCGGCCATTTCTAGACGCACAGCCAGATCGGGGCTGATCGGCGCTCGACCGTGCAGGATGCGCGAGAGCGTTTCACGGGCGAAGCCCAGGCGACGGGCCAGCTCGGCGATGCTGATGTCCAACTCGGGCAACACGTCTTCGAGCAGGGTTTCGCCAGGATGCGGCGGATTGTGCATGACCATGGTTTTCCCTCCGTTCAGTGGTAGTCCAGGTAGTCGACCAGTTCTATGTCGTGGTCGGTAAAGCGAAAGATCATTCGCCAGTTGCCGCTGACGGTGAGCGACCAGTAGTCGACCAGGTCGCCCTTCAGCGGATGCAGCCTCCAGCCCGGAATGTCCAGATCGCCAGGGACGGTCGCCCGGTCCATGAATGACAGCATGCGGGCCAGACGCTTGGCGTGATCGGCACGTATGCCCTTGGTCGAGCCCGTCTCGTAGAACAGGCGCAACCCTTTATGCTGGAAGCTGATAATCATGCCGAAAGTGTGATGTATCAGGTCACGCTTTGCAACCGCTTCCAGTCCCGCTGAGCGAGTTTTCTATTTCCTCCCAAACCGGTCGACGCCTTGATATTGGAAACAAATTCCAAGTTACGCCATGCGATCAATCAAGAGCTACGGGTGATTCAAATAGAAACAAGCGATAGGAATTTTCGAACACTTAATACGTCAAGCCGAACAACAGTGATTACTCACAACGCTAATTAATCAAATACAACCAGCAAATAAATCAAATAAATTGAATCGAAATACTTTTAACACTTAAAACTTGTCTGCTTATTACATTATTGCCGTTGGCGAGAAGATTTTTGCGGCATAGGATTGGCGGCCGTTTGTTACCTATCTTCTCACCAACGTTACCCCAGGTATCCCATGCCTCGCTCCATCGTCAAAGAGCAGTTCGTGCGTATTCTGGTCATAGAGAGCAATAGGGATGTTCTCTCCAATACCATCGATTATCTGGAACGGAGTGGTTATCTCGTCGACTGCGCCCAAGACGGCGCGACTGGACTGCATTTAGCGTCCAGCGGCCTCCACGATCTGGTCGTACTCCACGACACACTGCCGGCCATCGATGGTTGCGAGATCTGCCGGCGTCTGCGCGAGGAGGTCTGTAGCGATGTCCCGATCATCATGGTGACCGCCGGCAATGATCTGGAGGCACGCATCAAGGGGCTGGGCACCGGAGCCGACGACTGTTTGCCCTGCCCTTATGCGATGCCGGAGCTGCAGGCGCGAATCGAAGCTATCCTTCGCCGCGTCCAGGGATCCCGCCAGCATACCCTGCAGGTTGGCGACCTCTGTTTTGACCTCGATCGGATGAGGGTGAGCCGGGCCGGCCAGCCCATTCAGCTGCCCAGGATTTGCCAGAAGATTCTGTTGATCCTGATGAAGAAGAGCCCTGCCGTGGTCTCCAAAGATGCAATGGAACAAGCTCTGTGGGGAGACGAGGTTCCGGACAATACTGCTCTGCGCAGCCACATCCACTATCTGCGCCAGATGATCGACAAGCCGTTCGAAAAGCCGCTGCTGCATACGATGGTGGGCGTCGGCTATTCCCTGGCGGAGCACGCCAATATCCGCTCGAACCTGGCCGCGCATCGTTCCCAGCCAGAACTGGCTTGAGCTGCGGAGAGAACCCGGAGGGCGCCCAGGCGCCCTTGCTCATACCTGTGCGGCCTGCAACCGCTTCCACTCCCGCTCCGCCACCTTCTCCGCACTAGACTTGCTCTCGTACAGGTGGGTCAGCCGCTTGGGCTTGGTCTGGTCGCCCTTGGTGAGCGGCTTCTGCTCGCCGTTCTTGCTATCCCGGTACCAGGCGACGATGCCGGTGTAGTTGCCTTCCTCTGCCAGCTCGGCCACTTCCTCCGCGTCCGGCAGCTTGGAGTCCAGCTCCAGGCTGGTGGTGTAGGCCTCGGCCGTGAAGCTGTGGCGGATGTTGCCGCCCAGCCAGACGTAGGCGGCGATCTCCGGCTTGATGCCGACCAGGGAGTAGGTCAGCTCCGGGATCAGGTCCGGCCGGCCCTTGGCCAGGGTGTAGCTGAGCGTGGCCGTGCCGCGCTGCAGGCGCCGCCATTCGGCGCCGGCGGCGACCAGGGCGCTCTGCCGGTCGCTGTAGACGTGGCGCAGATCCTTGAGATTGCTGTCGTCGCCGCCGGCGATGGCCGACTTTTTCTCGGCGCTGTTGACCTCGTAGTAGTAGGCGCGCACGCCGGTGTAGCTGTCGCGGTCGGCTTCCAGGTAGCGGTGCTGGTCGCCGTCCTGCCGGGTCAGGGTGACATGGGGCAGCGGCAGGCCGCTGGCGGTGGTGGACTGCCCCACCGGCATGAACAGCAGCCGACCGGCCTTCACGGTGGCGATGGCGTCGTGCTGCTGGCCGAGGCGGCTCAGCAGGTTGGCATCGCTCTCGTTGGCCTGGTCGAGATGGGCCATAGGGATATTCGCCAGACCGGCGCCGATCACCGGGGTGAGGCCGTAGGCGGCGGCGATGGCCCGGACGACGGCGCCGAGGGTCTGCCCGTGCCAGCTGCGCTCGCGACGGCCCTTGAGCCCGGAGCGCAGGTCGGCGCTGCGGGCGCGGATGCTGAGCACGTCCGGCGCACCGCTGTGCTCCACTTCGTCCACGGTGTAGCGGCCCTTGTCTACCAGGCCGGTGTCGCTCCAGCCCAGCCACAGGCGCACCTCGGCGCCACGGGGCGGGATGGCCAGCAGGCCGTCGTGGTCGGACAGGGTGACGGTGAGCTGGTCGGCCTCCATGCCGCGGTTGTCGGTGAGTTCGATGCCGACCAGGCGTTGGGTGACGGCGGCGGTGATGTCCTGACCGTTGACCACCAGCCGGCAGATCGGCCGCGCGTAGGCTGTGGCGTTGCGGTAGGCGGACGCCGCCTGGTTCAGGTAGCCGCTGATCGGGTCGCTCATAGCATCCACCCCAGCAGGTTGCCGGCGCTGCCGGCGAGATTGCCGAGCAGGTCGACCCGGTCGTCGTCGATGCGCTGGAGCGTCAGGGTGAACTCAATGCGGCGGGCGGCACCGTCGGGAAAGAACAGCGTGCGGGTCTCGCTGAGGGATTCGATGATCCAGGCGCCGTAGACGCGCCCGGTGCCTTCCACCAGGGCCCAGGCCTTGCCGCTGTCGGCCATGTCGCGCAGCACGTCCAGGCTGGTGGGCGTGCCGGACAGGGCCGGGAGCAGCACGCCCGGCAGGGTGATGGTGTCGTCGCCGCGCCCGAGGTACTGGCGCGCCGGGTTGGTGCCGATGCGGCTGGTGGAGCCGTGGCGCCATTGGGTCTGGCGCTGGAATTCCTGATAGGCCAGGGTCTCCAGGCTGAAGACGAACATGCCGAGGGCCATCATCATGGCGGGTTACTCCCGGTCGTAGAGCGCGCTGCGGGTGCTGGCCTGCTTCGAGCGTTCGCGGCGGTCCAGCTCGGCGGCGACGGCGCGGCCGATCGCTTGCGGGTCCATGCCCGGCGTAGCGTGGACGGTGATGTTGTAGGTGTTGCCGCCCGCGGCCGGCGCCGTGGCGGGACGGGCCGCGGCCAGGGCCGGCCGGTTGTCGACTGCCGGCGGCTGACGGCCCAGCGCGGCGAAGGGGTTGCCGGCGCTGGCCGCCTTGGGCGCGGCCTTGGCGGCCGAGTCCAGCGCGGCGAAGGGATTGCCGGCGCTGGCCACCTTGGGCGCGGCCTTGGCAGCCGAGTCCAGTACGGCAAAAGGATTGCCGGCGCCGGCCAGCTTGGGCGCGGCCTGGGCAGCGCCGTCCAAGGCGGCGAAGGGGTTGGCATCGGCAATCGCCTGCCCCTTCTGCGCCATGCCCTGGGCGGTCTGGTCCAGGGCGGCGAACGGGTTCTTCTCCCCGGTCTGGATGCCTTGCTCGAGGCCGGCCATGGTGTAGCCGCCCAGTTCGGCGAACACCCGCGACGGCGAGTGGATGCCGAGCTTCTCCTTGAACCAGCCGATGGCGCCCTCCCCCGCGCCGACGACGGCCTCCTTGACGCTGCCGAGGGCGCCGGTGATACCGCTGGCCAGGCCGCGCAGGATGTCGCCGCCGAGCTGGACGAAGCGGGCCGGCAGGCCGGCGAACCAGTCCATGGTCAGGGTGCCGGCGAGCTGGATCTCGGCCCATATCGCCTTGAACTTCGGCCCCAGGGTTTCCCAGTTCTGCCAGATCAGGAAGGCGCCGCCGGCGATGGCGGTGACGGCCAGACCGATGGGGTTCATCAGCAGGGCCCGGCCGACCAGCTGGATGCCCTGGGCCACCAGCGGCAGCGCGGTGCGGGCCAGGCTAGTCAGGGTGCCGGCCAAGCCCAGGCTGCGGATGCCGAACAGCATCATGCCGTAGCGGACCATGGCCAGCGGACCGAGGATGCTGCCGAGTACCAGGGTGAGGCCGCCGCCGAGCGCCATCAGCAGGCCGAGACCGAGGGCGGTCTTGACGATGTGCCCGGTCAGCACCGGATGCTCGGCCGCCCAGCTCTTCATCCCCGTGACCAGGCCGGTGATGGTCTGGACGAGAGACCGCAGCGCACCGTCCTGGCTCTCCATCAGCGAAGACCCCAGCTCGCTCCAGGCTCCGGAGAGCCGGGCGATGTCCCCGCTCAGGTTGTCGCGCAGGGTGGTGCCGAGCTGGTCGGCCGCGCCCTCGAACCGGCCCAGGTGATCGGTGCCGCCCGCCAGCGCCTTGAGGAAGGCGGGGATCTGGTCGATGGAGAGATCCTCCACCGGCGTGCCGAACAGGGCGATGGCGGCATTGGCCCGGTCCGCCGGGCTCTTGATGGCCAGCAGACCCTTGGCCGTTTTCGCCAGGGCTTCACGGGCCCTGGGCCCGCCGCTGGCGATCGCATCCGACATTTTCTGCGCATCGAGGCCAATGGTCTTGTAGGCCTCCTGGCTCTTCTTCGACATGTCCGAGCCACGGATGCTGAATTCCTTGATGGCGTCGCCGGTCTTGTCCAGGGCGTACTTGCCCTGCTTGGCCATGTCCACCAGCAGGCTCATGGTCTCCTGGCCACTGAAGCCCATGTTGCGGAAGTGGGTGGAGTACTCATGGAGGATTTCCGGCATCTCGCCGCGCATCTGCGTCGAGACCTGCTGCAGCCCACGGGTCAGCAGGTCGAAGGCCTGGTCGCTGTTGGCCGCCAGGCCGTTCTTCATGAGGATGCCGACCGTCTGCACCTGCTCGGCCAGGTCGCCGCCCATGACGGTAGCCAGGTCGAGCGCCTTGCGCGAGGCGCGCTCCAATTCCGCGTCGCTGACCTTGCCCAGAGCCCGCAGGGTGCTGCTGGTCGCGGAGACGGCCTCGCCGATGGCAGCGGTGTCGCCGCTCACGCCGTCGGCGCGCATGCGCCGGACGATGCCGGTGTACTGCCCGGCCTTGCCCGCCTCGCCGTTCTGCGCGGCGATCCGCGCCCCCTGCTGCTGGGCGGCGAGCTGCGGATCGATCAGCCGCATGCCGGTGTAGAGGATGCCGCTGCCGGAGGCCACCCCGCCGGCGCCGGTGGCGGCCATGCTGCCGGCCAGTCCCTGGGTTCTGGAGTGGGCATCCCGGGCTTTGGCCAGGCGCTGCTGCTGGATGGTCAGGCGCTTGAGGCGCCGCTCCTGGTCCTCGATGCTGCGGTTGGCGCTGTCGATCTGCTGGCGGAGTGCCTTTTCGTAGGCGGCCAGGCCTTCGCTCGGGTTCAAGCCTCTGAGCTTGCCGTCCAGCGACTGAAAGGCAACGCCCGCCTGGCCCAGCTCGTCGCGCAGCGATTGCAACTGGCGCTGCTGCTCGCCGAGCTTCTGCTTGAGCGTCTGGCCCTCGCGCACCGCGCTCTGGAACGCCTTGCTGAGCGCCTTGGTCGGCGCTTCGGTGTTGGCCAGCTCCCGGGAGAGTTGGCGGATCTTGTCGCGGTTGGCCTGCAGGGCGGCGCCGGTCCGCTCGCTCTCGCTCTTCAGGCTGCGGAAGCTGGAGACGTCCTTCTGCCGGGCCTGCAGGCCCTTGAGTTCGTCGCGGGTGTCGCGCAGGGCGCGGCCCAGGCCCTGCGCGCCGGCGAGCACCGAGCGCATCGGCTTGGTGGCGTTGTCCAGGGCCTTGAGGTTGACCTTGAGGCTAAGATCCCGCGCCATGCATGAGTTCCCATCGTTCTCGGGCGCGCTCGCGCCAGTCCATCAGTTCGGGCAGGGGCATGGCGGCCATCGTCTCCGGTCCCCAGTGGAAGACCAGGGCGATGTCCGCCATCGCCTCGTCTACGCTTCGGGGGAGGCCGTGGTCGCCGGCTTCTTCTGTAAGAAAAAAGCGACGGCGTCCGCGCAGGCCAGCAGGTCGGCGATATCCAACGCGGCGACCTCCGGTTCGGTGAGGCTCGGCTGGCTGATGCGCGGAACCAAGCGGATGGTGGCGCTGACGTCGCCGTTGATCAGGTCGGCCAGCTTGAGCCCACGCAGCTCGCCGGCGGCGGGTTTGCGCAGGGTGATCTCGGCGATCTGCTGCTCGCCGCGCTTGACCGGTTGTTCGAGGACGATGGGATCGCTGTAGGTCGGTTGGGTCATGGTGCTACTCCTGGTGGTAGTGCTGAGAGGGAAAGGACGCCGGCGACGGCCGGCACCTGGGTTCAAATGCCGAGGGCGGTGCGGTGCTCGGCGAGCAGGTCCTCGCCGTCCACGATGAGGACGAAGTTGAGCAGGTCGATCTCGACGATCGGCTCGTTGTCGACGCTGAGCTTGTAGTAGGTGCAGGTGGTGGTGATCTTGTGCTCGGTGTCCTCGCCGGGCTTGGCGTCGCCGAAGTCGAGTTCCTCGTGCCGACCGCGCACGACCACTTCCACCGCGCTGACCTCGCCGGTGTCGTCGCGCTGCACGGAGCCGGCGAAACGCAGCTGCACGCCGTCGGCCTTGACCATGCCGAACTGCTTGAGGAGGGTCAGATCCCAGCCACCGAGGGTCCACTCCAGCTGGAGGCCGTCGTCGCTGTGGCCCAGGTCGACCTTGACCGGGCCATCCATGCCGCCGCCGCGGAACGACTCCAGCTTGCGGCCGAGTTTGGGCAGGGTGACGGAGCCGACGACGCCGAGGTAGCTGTTGCCGTCGTTGAACAGGTTCAGGTGCTTGAGCTTCTTGGGCAGGGCCATGGGGGCGCTCTCCTAGGCGCGGCCTGCGCCGCGCGGGTGAATGGGTCAGCCGTTGACCTGGCTGGCGAAGGTCAGCAGGTAGCGGTCGGTGATGCGTTGGCGCAGGGTCAGGTCTTCGAGCGGCGGCACCGGGGTGTAGTCGTAGTCGAGGATCAGTTGGCCGGCCTTGAGGGTGGTGGCGTCGTTGGCGGCCTCGTCGTACCAGGCCTCGCCGCCCAGCAGATAGCCCTGGCGAGTCAGTGCGCGGAACTTGGCGTTGATGCTCTCGACGATGTCGCGCACCAGGGATGGATACATGGTCCCATCCACCGCCCAGAACTGCGCCTCGGCCATGGTGTCGGCCAGCACTTGGGCGGTGCGGGTGTAGCTCTCGAAGGCGAACAGCGGGTCGGCCGAGCAGGTGCGCGAGCCCCAGAAGCGGAAGCCGTCGCGGCGGATCAGGGTGGTGACCTCGCTGGCGTTGAGCAGGCCGGCGTCGGTGTCGGGGTTCTGCAGGTCCCAGTAGATGTCCTTGGACAGGCCGGTGACGCCGTTGACCGGGACGTTGGACAGGGTCTTGTGCCAGCCGATCTGCTGGTCGATCTTGGCGCGCAGGCCGAGGGCGCGGGCGACGGAGGCCGCCGGGGCGGCTGCGTTTTCCGTGGTGTCCCAGGCGAGGAAGTCGGGCCAGATCAGCATCAGTTCGCGGGCGCTGAAGTTGGCGCGGTAGGCGATGGACTCGGCAACGGTTTGGCAGTTCCAGGCGTTGGCGTAGACGAAGCCGCGCAGCTTCTGGGCGATGGGAATCAGCTCGGTGGTGACGGCCTGGCTATCCAGCCCGGGCACGCCGAGGATGCGCGGCTTGACGCCGAGCTGGGCCTCGGCCGCGAGTAGGGCCTTCATGCCGGTGTACTGGCCGGAGGCGGTGACGCCGCCGATCAGCTTGGTGGTCTGGTCGGCTTCCTTCGCAGCGGCGTCGGCGCCCTCCCCGTCCGCCACGCGCACCACCACGGTGACCGGGCTGGCCTGGTCGGCGATGGCGTCCAGGCTCTGGGCCAGGGTGCCGAGGGTGCCGGCCTTACCGGCGGCGGTGAGCACGTCGGTGACCAGGACCGGGGTATCCAGGGGGAACATCGCCGCATCGGCGTCGGAGCCGGTGCAGATCAGGCCGACGATAGCAGTGGAGACGGTGCGGATCGGGCGGCTGCCCTCGTTGACTTCGAGGACGCGCACGCCATGTTGGTAATCGGTTGCGGCCATTGCTGGCAACTCCTGCGCAGGGGGTTGAGTCCTGCGCAGGGTGTCGCGCGCGAGAGGCGCCGGCCAGCGGCGGGGGTTGTAGTGGCGGGCGCTACAGGATCAGGCGGGCAGGCATCGGTCAGGCCGTGGTGCCGGTGGTGGCATCGGCGGTCGTGCCGTCCAGCGGTACCGGCTCGATGGACGGATCGAACGCCTCCATGCCTTCCGGTGCCGGCTCCGCCGCGTCGAGCACGACGACTACGGTCGGGTCGGAGGTGCTCCGGTAGGCGGTCTGCTCGATCTCCCGGCGCTCGCCGGTATCAATGTTGTATTCGACTCGAAACATGCTTAGCCCTCATAGGTAACACTAACATTGCCGCCCAAGGATGCCGTTCCAGCGAGAGTCGTTAGCCGTACGGTGCTAAGTGCGCTCGCAAGGCTTTTGCTGCCGGCAGACCAGCTCCCGTAAGCAACGTTGGATGCCGCTAGATTTGAAGAAATAGTCCATAACTGGCTGCTCAATTTCTCTATAACAATTCGCCCATGCCGAGTATCAGCCCGCACCGCGGAGTTCAGCGCGAATGCGGTACTGCTGATTATTGCGCCGGTGTTTCCATCGTTCTGAGCATCGATAACCGACCCCAGATATCCCGACGCTTCAATTCCACCTGAGCCCCCGAGCCGTATGGCCAATTGAGCCCCTGCGGATACGGTCACGCTGTCAAGGCAAAGAACGACGCGTTTGGCCCAGCTTGGGATACCCGTAATGTCGAGCGCCGTCCCAGACAGCGTCTGGCTCACCGGCCCGGCTATGCCGCAGGCGCCCAGCGTCGTGCGCGCCGCCAGGGCATCCGCCGCCCCGGCGAGGGTCCGCGCAAACGCCGTGAACGCCGTCAGCGCCATCGCCCCCGCCCCCGTGAAGTAGCCCAGCTTATCCGCCGCGCCGGCCAATCCGGCCAGGGCGTTCAGATTGACCGATGCAGCCTGCTTACCAGCGAGAGCGTTCGTCACCGTGGTGGCGAAGTTCGGGTCGTCACCCAGGGCCGCGGCCAGCTCGTTGAGCGTGTTGAGCGCGGCGGGCGACGAGTCCACCAGGGCAGCAATGGCCGTCTGCACGAAGGCCGTATTGGCCAGCTGCGTGGTGTTAGTGCCGGGTAGCGCGGTCGGCGCCTTCGGGGATCCGGTGAAAGTCGGCGAGTCCAGCGGCGCCGCACCGAGCGCTGAGCGGGCCGCCGCCTGGTCGGCCGATGCCAGCAGCTGGCGGGCCAGGGCGGTCAGCGACGAGGTGGCGAAAGCCCCTGGCCCGGTGGTGTAGATCAACTGGTCGGCGGTGGTCTGCAGGCCCGCGAGGGCGGTCAGAATAGTCGATGCGGCCTGCCTGCCGGCGATGGCATTCATCACCGTGGTGGCGAAGTTCGGGTCGTTGCCCAAGGCGGTGGCCAGCTCGTTGAGCGTGTTGAGCGCGGCAGGCGACGAGTCTACCAGGGCGGCAATCGCCGCCTGCACGAAGGCCGTATTAGCCAGCTGCGTGGTGTTAGTTCCGGGTAGCGCGGTCGGTGCCTTAGGGGCGCCGGTGAAGACCGGCGAGTCCAGCGGCGCCGCCTCCAGGACGGTGCGGGCCTCCACCTGGTCGCCCGCCGCCAGCAGCTGACGGGCCAGGGCGGTCAACGCTGAGGTGGCGAAGGCATCCGGGCCGGTGGCGTAGATCAACTGGTCGGCAACGGTCTGCAGGCCCGCGAGGGCGGTCAGGGTGGCATCCAGCGGCTGCAGGCCGTCCAGGTCGTCGAGCAGCTGCTGCAGCTGCGCCTTCAGCCATTGCGTCCGGTTGCCCAGCTGCTTGGCCTGGCGGTTGGAAATACCGTCTGGACCGCCGACCACCGGGTCGGTGAGTTCGATCTGGTAGACGTCGGGTTCCCATTGGGCGAGTTCTTCGAGCGCTGCCATCAGGCGACTCCATGGGTGTAGGTGTTGTCGTAACGAAGGGTGCCGTCGTAGGCGTTCGCGGCCTGGACGAAGTCGAGGGCCAGCAGTTGGCAACGGGCCGGGGCGATGGCCGCGAGGGTGCGGCGCACGCTGTCGGCCTGCGAGCGGCTGAGCGGCAGGCCGACGATGACGCTGTAACGCGCCCAGTTGATGCCGCGGCCGTAGTAGTAGTGGCCGTCGTGGGGCTTGCTGCCATCGTAGTAGCCGGCGGCAACCCCTTCGATGATCGTGAAGGGCACATCGCCGAGGATGGCTTCCAGGGCACGGCGAACGCTGCCCCGAGTGCCCTTGCGCCGGTGTACGGAAACGCTCTCGGCGATGACGCGGCGCTTGGTGCCCTCGCCCCAGCCCGGGTTCCACTCGTCCACCGACAGCTCCCAGGCCAGGTACGGCAGCAGCGCGGCGGGACAGCGCTGCGGGTTGCGCAGGTCGCGGACCGGCATGGGCAGGTCGTCCAGCCGCTCGCCGGTCGTGGCCAGGTTGCGCTCCAGGGTCGTGGCGTTAGACGGCAGCAGGTCAGACATCCACACCTCCATTGGCGACGCTCACGGTCGTGCAATAGGCGGCCTGACCGTTGCCGACGACCAGGTCCTCGGCCGGCGACGCGAGGAGGACCTTCTGCACGCCGGGCTGATGCAGGGCAGCGAACAGCCCGGAGCGGTTGATGTCGTGGCCTAGCCGGTGATGGGCCTCGACGTAGGCGGCGACGGCCACTTCGGCGGCGCGGCGCACCAGCTCCTGGTCCGGGCCGGCGTAGTAGATCAGGGTGGCGTCGACCGTATAGGGAAGGATCTCGGCCGGCAGCACCTCGACGGTGTCGCAGAGCGGGCGGATGTCCTCGTCGTTGAGGGCGGCGGCAACGGTGTCCAGCAGGGCGGCGTTCGGCGTGCCGTCGCCTACGGTGGAAAGCACGGTGACGCTGACGATGCCGGCAGTGTGGCTATCCACGCCGACGTCCTTGACCTGCGCCGAGGCGCTCAGGGCGTAGAACTCGTAGGCCCCGCGCGGACCGGCACAGCTGAAGCCTTCGAGGGCCATCTGGATGCGCCGGCGGAAGCGCTCGTCCGACTCGTAAACCGCCGCGACGGGGGGCGTGGCCTGGGGATCGGCAGGAGTCACCAGCAGGCGCTCGACCTCCAGCAGCGCGCCGAGGTTGTCCAGGTCGTCGTGGGTCGAATAGGCGAGCATGACGGCACGGGCCGCATCGTTGATGCGCTGGCGGAGCATCAGCTCGCGGTAGGCGTTCTCCTGCAGCAGCTTGTTCAGCGGCTCCGATTCCAGCGCCAGGTCGGCGGCGATGGCTTCCTGCTGGTCGGCCGGGTAGAGGCCGATCAGGTAGGCCTTGCGCTCGGACAGGATCGTCTCGAAGTCCAGCGGCTCGATCACGTTCGGCGTCGGCAGCAGGCTGAGGTCGATGGCGGTGGTCATGCGGCGGCCCCCCGCTGCAGCGGTACCCGCAGGTTGGTGGCGGCGTTGGTGTCGACCCGGGTGGCTTCGATCTCGATCACGGCAGCGCCGGCGCTATCGCCCCGGTAGAGCTGCACGCGGCTGATCCGCAGGCGCGGCTCCCAGCGCATGAGGGCCATCACCACGGCGGCGTAGAGGCTGACCACCAGGCCGCCGTTGAGCGGCTGGTCGATCAGGTCGGGCACTAGGCTGCCGTACTCGCGACGCATGACCCGCGAGCCGATGGGCGTGCTGAGGATGTCGCCGATCGACTGGATCAGGTGGGCCGAGTCGTCCAGGGTGCGGCCGGTACGGCGAGACATGCCGGTCATTGCGGAGCCTCCGTCATGCCGCCGCTGTCGCCCGGGTGACGGTGCCCAATCAGGCTGATAAGGCGGGCGATCACGTCATCGCTGACCGAGAGCAGGCCGGTGATTTTCACGCCCTGGTCCGACAGCTCCAGGCTTACCGGACCACAGCGCAGGGTGTACTTGCCATCGGCGGGAATATCGATGAGGTACTGGCTGCTCTCGCGGTCGTACTCGACCACGGCGCCGTCGCGGTAGCTGCGCCGATGGCGGGTCGGGCTGTCGTCCGGCGCCTGGAAGGCGTCCGAGTAGCAGCCGAAGAACACGACGCCCACCGCCGGCTCGCCGGAGGGCGAGAACACCACGCACTGCTCGCCGACGCTGGGCGGGTCCCACTCGCGGTCCTCGCCGGCGCGCACGGCGAACCAGGGTAGCCAGCCGGTGGTCAGGCCTCCGGTTTTCACCCGGCAGCGCGGGGGCTTCGGATCGACCTCGGCGATGGTGCCGAGGCGGATCAGGTTTTCGAGGCGGCGGAGAAGGTCGGTGCTGTTCATGGGCCGCATGCTGGCCCGTCGTGCGCGCGGGTGTCGCCTGGCGGGGGTTGTAGCGGCGGGCGCTACAGGATCAACCCCGCCAGCCAGCCAGGTGCTCGAGCAGGCGATCGCGGATCAGGTCGAGGTCGGCGTCGGTGAAGCCAAGCAGCTCGCGGCGCTCGTATTGGGTCTCGGGAGCGCCCCGCCCGGGGCGATCGCGCAGGCCGAACTGGTGGATACCGGCCAGATGGGCCGTCCGGCCGAGGAAGCCGACGGCGATGAGGTTCGGATCGCTCTGGATCTTGAGGAAGCGCGCCGCGCCGATCTTCTTGAACATGGCCTGGCGCTTGATGCTCCCGCGCTTGCTGCGCAGGGCACCGCCGGCGCTGCCACCGCCCGGCTTGAGAAAGCGCACCACCCGGTCGCGGTTGAAGCTGCGGATAGCGTCCGCCTCGCGGTCGTAGCCGACCATCAGCTTGCCCTGGTAGCCCCAGCTGCGCATATCGACCAGACGCTCGGTTCCGTTCGGTTTCCGGTAGAGGAAGCGGACCGGCTTGGCTCGCGCCTCATTCGCCTGCTTGCGCAGGGCATAGGCGCTGCCGTCCGGATTGCGGTTGGCCTTGATGCGCCGTTGCTGGCTGCGACGCAGGTCGCGGGCGATGGAGACGTTGAGCTGGCGGCGCTCGGCCGCGCTCAGACGGGCCAGCAGGGCCCCGGCCCAGTCTTCGAGGCGGCTCAGGTCGTCGCTCATGCCCCGCCCCACTCGGCGAGCAGCTCGCCGTCCGGCGTTTCGACACGCAGGGCGCCGAGGCTGAACGGCGCCTCGGGGACCGGCTCCGGCGGATGACTGACCTGCAGGGTGCCGTCCAGCTGCGGCTTGACGATGACCCGCTCGGTGAGCGGCAGCCGGATGGACAGGTCCACCTTGCTGTGGTCGAGGAGTTCCGCGGTGAAGGCAATGGCGTCCTTGCCCTTCTCCAGGTTGGTCATCAGCTCGCTCTGGTTGACCAGGACCCAGGCGAACAGCGGGATGGCCACCGCATCCGGATGCCCGGCGAAGTCGGTGAGGATGACGTTGAGGGTGTAGCTGTACTCGAACGACAGGCCGGGCGCCGCGGTGCTGCGCAGCTTGCCGTCGTCGATGAAGACCAGCAGGCGGTCGGGGTTGCAGCGCAGCTCGGGCACTGCGCTCAGCAGGTGGGCGCGCAGGGATTCGGGCTTGTTCATGGCTGGGCGGCCTGTTTCTGCAGGCAGGCCGTGCCAGCACACTCCTGCCTGAGCGCCTTGACCAGCCCGTTATGCAGCGTCCGGCACTCCTCGTACTGGCCGGCCAGGGCGATGTCGGCTTTCACCACGTCCCCCATAGGGGCGGTACCGTCCTCAGCGGCCTGAATCGCCTCCATCGGAGGGCACTCCTGCAGCAACCCCTCGTCCATCTGCTCCGCTCCGCGCTGCGTTGAGCAGCTGCATACCATCAGCAGGCACACGGCAATTGATATAAACCGGATCACGGACAATCTCCTTCTCGGCCTTCTGGTAGATGGTGCGCTGCTCAATGCGGATATTCCCGATGGCGCTCAGCGTCTTCCGGGTTACGTCGGCGACCAGGGCGCGCTGGTGTTCCTGCTGCTGGATCTTGACGAGCTCCGCGCTGTCGGCCTGCCAGTCGCGGATTTGCCAACCACAGGCGAAGCCGGCGCCGGCCAGCCCCGCATAGGCCAGCAGGCGCAGTCCATCCACGGGGAAGATCATTGCTGTGCGCTCATGCACTGCTGGTAGACGCGCTGGCGATCGGTCCATAGCCCGGGGCAGATCCGGTTGCCCGGCCTGGAGCAGTCGTGGCCGTTGGAGTACTTGAACAGCAGGATCGCCTCGCAGGCGCCGCGGTAGTCCTCAGCGTTCAGGCGCTTGGCGATGGTGGAGTCGCAGAAGCGCACCGGGCCGATGTTGTGCGCCAGTGCCAGGTAGGCGTCGTACTCGGCCTGATAGAGCGGGACGTGAACGCACTGTTTGACTGCTCCCTCGAACTCCGTCACCTCGCGCAGGCTGCGGTTGATCGCGGCGACCGGCGTGATGGTGTCGCCCATCCGCACGCCGGAGGTCGAGCCGAAGCCGAGGGTCGGCAGGGACTCGCCGCGGGTGGGGTCCGGATAGGCCTGCGGGCTGAACCCTTCACGGGTCAGGATGCCGGCGAAGGCGGCGGCGCTGAGCGACAAGGCGGCGATGGCGATCCGTGGCTTCATGACGCGGTGCCCTCCTGCTTGCGCTCGGCCCGGCGCTCGCGCAGCACCTTGCGCAGCAGCACGGCGATCTGCAGCAGGACGTAGATGCCGGTCAGGACGGTGACCCAGTCGCTAAGGGTCATGCCGGCGATCATCGCGCCGGTGACGGCCACCGGCGGGGCGGATTTGACCGCCTCGATGGCGGCGGCCTGGACGATGTTCTGGTTGTCCATGGGGACTCCTTGGGCTGCGGGTCAGTCCCACAGCTGGACGACGGTTTGGGTGGTCACGGGCGGGGCCTGGTCCGGCAGCTCGACCGGCTGGCCATGGGGCAGCACCGGGCCGAGGTCGGCCAGACCGGGGTTGGCGTCGAGCACCGCCTCGACGACGCCGGCGGTGCGGCCGTAGTGCCGCCAGCAGAGGGCGTCGAGGGTGTCGCCTTGGCGGGCGATGACGGTGGCCATCAGATCAGCTCCACGGTGGTGTGCCCGCGGCCGAGCAGGCGGCTGATCGCCCAGCGGGCGTCGCGGCGGTACTCGTCAATGCTCGGGGTCAGCTCGTCGGCATTGGCGTGGCCCTTGTCGGTGCTGTCGTAGCTGCGGTAGCGCTCGGCCAGCTCGGCGCCGGCGGAGCAGTAGACGGCCCGGCGGTACAGATGCAGCAGTTCGCTCTCGCCCTGAACCGACTCGGCCGGGACCGCGGCCAGGGCGGCATGGCCCTCGGCCTGACGTGCCGCCTTATAGTCGCGCAGCTCCCGGTTCACCTCGATCAGGGCGTTAACTGCTGCGGTTTCCAGGCGGGCATCGGTGATGCTGGAGTCCAGGCGCAGGGCGGCGCGTAGGTGGGCGCCGTCCAAGTCCGGAAACCAGCCGTCGTTGGTGATCGGGTACGGCTCGCTGGCAGGCGCGATGCCGCTGGTGGCGATGAATCCGCTCATGCTCGGGGTCCTGGTTCGGCGGTGGTCGGGGCGTCACCACGGGGCCGTTGCCGGCGGTGGATCGGCCCCGAGCCGCCGGGGTGCGGGGTACGCTCGGTCAGCCCTCGGCCGGGGCGTCGCCCTGCCCTTGCGGGTCGGGCTCGGCGCCGGTCGGGGCGTATTTCTTGAGGAGGCGCTCGGCGCGCTCCAAGTCCTTCTTGGCACCGCAGCTGCCGTGCAGCTCGATGGCGCGGCGCAGGTTGGCGATGCCGGCCTGCAGGCGGTCGAGGTCCGGACTTGCCTCGTCGACCGGCTCCAGGACGGCACGGGCATAGGCCAAGTGCAGCTTGGCGCGGGCCTCGTCGGGCATGTCCTGCTCGCGGGTCAGCTCGCCGGCGCGGGCGAGGATCTGCGCATCGAACAGCTCGCCGGCGCGTTGTGCCTTGAGGGCAGCCTCGGCGATCTCCTCGGCGATCAGGCAGCCGGTGGTGCGGGCGAAGCGGTCCGGCATCACCAAGTTGTGCTCGAGCACGTAGGCGGCGATGTCCAGGGCCCCGGCGTAGTCGCCGGCGTCGATGCGCCAGACCATCACGGTGGTCAGCACCTCGTCCTGGGCGCCACGCCCGGCGGCGAGTACGCCCTCGACATAGGGGACATAGGCCGGCAGCAGTTGCTGCTTGAGCCTAGCCTTGCCCTCCCCGCTCTGGATCTGCTTGAGGCGTAGGCGGTCCTGGGTGAGCTGGGCCAGTTGCAGTTCGTAGGCATTGGCGCCGGCCATGCCCTGCTGCGGCGAGGCGCTGGCGGCGGCCTCGGCGGCGGTGATGCGCTGGAAGTGTTGGCGGCAGTGGCTCATGGCTTACCTCACACCAGCACGATGTTTTCGGCCATGGCCGCGCAGCCGAGGTCTTCGATGACGTAGGCGTCGTTGCTCGACTCGTAGTTCTCGATGCGGTCGCGCTTGGAGTTGTCGACGACGTTGCGCCGACGGGAGGCCTCCTGCCAGTAGATCGACAGGTTGTCCAGGCGCGTGACCAGCAGGGCGTTGGCCGGGAAGTACGGCACCCGTACCGCCGGCAGGTTGCCGATGCGCTTCTGGCTGATGATGACGTCGGCGGCCAGCTGCTCGGTCGGCGCCTGGTTCTGGTTGACGAGGGGGAAGTACTTGTCGGCCAGCAGCTTGCGGCCGCAGATGACCACCAGGTCGGTGTCTTCCTGGTACCAGGGTTCGAGCATCTCGTTGACCAAGTCGAAGACCAGCGCGTCGAGGTTGGCGAAGTCGCCGTTGTTGCCGACGTTGATCTTGCCGCTGGCGGCGGCCACTTCCTTGAGCACCCGGGCCGCATTCTCGTCGCGCATCTTCTGCAGCCAGCCGACGTTGACGTCCTGGCGCAACGGGTTGTTCACCGGGTCGGAGGTGGCGGCATGGGAGGTGCCGTTCCAGCCGATCAGGATGCGGTCCAGCGCCTGCCGCTTGACGATGGCGTCGCGGATGCGGGTCTGGAAATCGGGGAACTTGGCCCAGGCGTCTAGCTTGGCGTAGGTCAGGTGGGTGTCGAAGTTGGTCTGCAGACAGGTGTAACCGCGGCCGTCCAGCGCGGACAAGTCGGATGTCTCGCGGTCCTTGACGGCGGTGTCGGTGGTGCTGGCGACCGGGCCGGAAACGCCGAGGCCAATCTTTTCGCCGCTCTGCTGCGGCACGCCGATCATGTTGATCGACGAGAGGAAGGCGCTGGATTCCTGAATGCGGTTTTCAAGCCGCTGTTCGACGGTCGGGGAAACCGTGAATTTGCGGCTGACGTCGGCCACCCCGTTGAGCTGGGCGAGCTGGTTGAGGAAGGCGTCGAAGAGTTGTCGGGTGTCGTTGCGCATGGGGTGCTCCGGAGAAGGCGGAAATCAGCAGTCGGTTTCGATGCGGCCGTTGCCGCCGTTAACCGGCGGGCGTTGCTGCTGGCTGTGGTCGGCGGTGTTGCCGAGCGTGGTCTTGAGGTCGGTCAGCTCGGTCTGCAGGGACTGCACCTGGCCGGTCAGCGCCGTGACGCGCTGGTCGTTCTGGGCGAACTGTTCGGGCAGGTCCTTGACGTGCTCGGCGATGGCCTCGACGGCCTGGCCGACCTGGGCGAACTCGGTGTCGTCCTTGGCCTGCTTGCCCTTGAGCAGCGCATGGACCTTGGAGAGCAGCACGGCGCCGAGGCCGGGCTTGTCCTCGACTTCCTCGAACTGCAGCTCGACCTCGGCGGCCTCGCTGAACAGGTTGTCCGGCGCCTGCTTGCGTGCCTTGAGCGGCGAGGCGTCCGGGTTCTGGGCACAGAAGGCGAGCATCTCGGTGCCGAGGCTGGCCGGGGTGTCGGTGACGGCCAGGCCGGACAGGTAGGCGCGGCCGCTGTCGGCGAACTTGGGGGTGATCTCGATGCTGGTGTAGAGCTTCTGCTTGGTGTTGTTGACCATGTCGACCAGGTCCTTGGTCGGCTCGATCTGGGCGAACAGGGCCAGCTTCTTGGCGCCGCCGATGTCGACTTCTTCGGTCTTCAGGGCGACCACGTCGCCGTAGGCACGGAACGGGCTGTCGGCGGTCATGCTGCGCAGGTGCTCCATCCACACGCGGGCGCCGTAGGTGGTGGGGCTGTAGGTCTCGGCGGCGTCGACCAGCCACTGGCGTTCGATGGTGCGGCCGTCGGTGGTCGCGCCTTCGACGGCGACGCGGAAGAAGCGGGAGTGGTATTTCTTGGCGTTGTCGGCCATGGGGTGGGGCCCTCGATTCGTTCTGCTGCGGTGCAGCGGTGCGGTGAGGGCATGGTCGACGCACGAACGGAGGGGGACAACGAGCGGGGGTTGTAGCGGCGGGCGCTACAGGGCGCGGCGCTAACGGGTCGCGCGCGCGGACGGCAGGATCGGCGCCATGAATACTCCCCCCGAACTTCCCGCTCAGCGCGACAGCCGCCGACAGGCCAAATTCCTGTACTGGATGGGCTGGCGTATCACCGAGATCGCCGAGCACCTCGGCGAGAAGGAAAAGACCGTCCACTCCTGGAAGTCCCGCGACGACTGGGACCGGGCGGACAACGTCGAGCGCATCGGCGGTGCCCTGGAAGCGCGACTGGTCCAGCTGATCCTCAAGGACGGCAAGACCGGCGGCGACTTCAAGGAGATCGACCTGCTGCACCGCCAGCTGGAACGCCAGGCGCGCATCCAGCGCTACCAGGGCGGCGGTACCGAAACCGAGCTCAATCCGAATCTGGCCAAGCGCAACGAGGGGCCGAAGCGGGCGCCCAAGCGCAACGAGTTCAGCGAAGAGGACATCGAGAAGCTCGAGGAGGCCTTCCGCGACGGCTGCTTCGAGTACCAGCTGGACTGGTACCGGGCGATGAACATGCGCACGCGCATGCTGCTGAAGAGCCGGCAGATCGGCGCGACCTTCTACTTCGCCCGCGAGGCGCTGATCGACGCGATCCTCACCGGGCGCAACCAGATCTTCCTCTCGGCCAGCAAGGCCCAGGCGCACCAGTTCAAGAACTACATGCAGGACTTCGTCCGCGAGGTGCTCGGGACACAGCTGACCGGCGACCCCATCGTGCTGTGGAACGGCGCTGAGCTGCACTTCCTCGGCACCAACTTCCGCACCGCCCAGGGCCGCTCGGGCAACTTCTACTTCGACGAGTTCTTCTGGGTCTACGGCTTCGAGGAGCTGAACAAGGTCGCCTCGGGCATGGCCATGCAAAAGAGGTGGCGCAAGACCTACTTCTCGACGCCCTCCTCCATGGGCCACCCGGCCTACCGCTGGTGGACCGGCGAGCGGATGAACAAGGGCAAGCCGACGGCCAAGCACCTCAAGCTCGACGTCAGCCACGACGCTCTGGCTCAGGGCCGGCTGTGCGAGGACAAGATCTGGCGGCAGATCGTCACTATCCTCGACGCCGAGCAGCGCGGCTGCGACCTGTTCGACCTGGACGAGCTGCGCTTCGAGTACAACGCCGAGCAGTTCGCCAACCTGCTGATGTGCGAGTTCGTCGACGACGGCGCGAGCGTGTTCCCGCTGGCCATGCTGCAGCCATGCATGGTCGACAGCTGGGTCGAGTGGGGCGAGGACTACAAGCCGTTCGCCGCTCGCCCGTTCGGCGATCGGGCGGTGTGGGTCGGCTACGACCCGGCCGAGACCGGCGACAGCGCCGGCTTGGTGGTGGTCGCCCCGCCGCTGGTCCCGGGCGGCAAGTTCCGCGTGCTGGAGCGCCACCAGTTCCGCGGCATGGACTTCTCCGCCCAGGCCGAGGCGATCCGTCAGGTGACGCAGCGCTACTGGGTGACCTACATCGGCATCGACATGACCGGCATGGGCAGCGGCGTCGCCCAGCTCGTGCGCCAGTTCTTCCCCGGCCTGACCACCTTCAGCTACTCGCCAGAGGTGAAGAGCCGGCTGGTGATGAAGGCCTGGGACGTGATCCACAAGGGCCGCCTGGAATTCGACGCCGGCTGGACCGACATGGCCTCCAGCCTGATGGCGATCCGCAAGACGATGACGGCCAGCGGCCGCCAGATGACCTACACCGCCGGGCGCACCGACGAGACCGGCCACGCCGACCTGGCCTGGGCGCTGTTCCATGCCCTGCACAACGAACCGCTGGAGGGCGCGACTGCCCAGAACACCAGCATCATGGAGATTTGCTGATGACCGACCAACTGCCGGCGCAGGCCGCCCCCATGCCGGGGATCGAGGCCTTCACCTTCGGTGACCCCACCCCGGTGCTCGACGGGCGCGAGCTGCTCGACTATCTGGAGGCCTGGTGGAACGGCCGCTGGTACGAGCCGCCAATCAACCTCGACGGGCTGGCCCGCGCGACCCGCGCCAGCGTCTACCTGCAGTCCGGATTGACCTTCAAGCGCAACATGCTCAGCCGCACCTTCGTGCCGCACCCCAAGCTGAGCCGGCAGGCGTTCGAGCAGTTCGCCCTGGACTGGCTGTGGTGCGGCAACGCCTACCTAGAGGCGCGGCGCAATCGCCTGGGCGGCGTGCTGAGCCTGCAACCGCCGCTGGCCAAGTACATGCGCCGCGGCCGCGACGAGCGGTTCTTCATGGTGCAGAACGGGGCGGACGTCCACGAGTTCGACCCGGGCAGCGTGTTCCATCTGCGCGAGGCGGACATTCATCAGGAAATCTACGGCCTGCCGGAGTGGATGGCCGCGCTGCAGGCGGCACTGCTCAACGAGTCGGCCACCCTGTTCCGCCGGCGCTACTACCTCAACGGCTCGCATGCTGGATTCATTCTCTACGTGACCGACGCGGCGCAGAACCAGGCCGACATCGATGCGATGCGCGAGGCGCTGAAGGGCTCGAAGGGGCCGGGCAACTTCCGCAACCTGTTCCTCTACAGCCCGAACGGCAAGAAGGACGGCATCCAGCTGATCCCGATCAGCGAGGTGGCGGCCAAGGACGAGTTCGCCGGGATCAAGAACATCACCCGCGACGATATGCTGGCCGGGCTGCGCATCCCGCCGCAGCTGATGGGAATCGTCCCGCAGAACGCCGGGGGCTTCGGTTCGATCAAGGAAGCGACGCAGATCTGGGCGATGAACGAACTGGAGCCGATCCAGGCGCGGCTCACACAGGTTAATGAGTGGGTCGGGGAAGAGGTGGTGCGGTTCAGGGCGTTCGAAGTACCAGGACAAGGGGCATAACCTCTTGCGCTATTAATTAAAAATATTTTCATTGAAAATTACATCAAGCCCTGAAAAGGCTGCGATACAAACTCGTTCGCTCAGACGATTTAATTGAGTAGGGTATAGATAATGCTTGCGCTCAAACCCTTGAGCGCAAGCGCCAATATTAATATTGCTAGCCAGCATATGTCGTGAATAATTATTCTGCAGTGATTGATTCCGGCAAGTTATAATCCAGGCGTCTCGCAATATACTCGGCCTTGGATTTAAATGAGCCAGGGCAGGCACTAAATCTGAAACCATACGACAGACCATGACCAGCAGCTCCAAATCCGCCATTCACAAAAAGGTAAGGAACTTTCTCCGTCAGCTGCGAAAGATTACTAGCTTCCCAATAAGGCATCTTTGATGAATTTCCTATAATCACCACAGAAGAAACAGTCATCTCACCATTAACAATAGTTTCTATTTCTTTCAAGGTAAGAATCTTAACAATTATCCGAAGTTTATTAAACTCTGAAACCATATCCCTGCGAAGCTCTTCATCGTTAGCCGCAACAAACAATCCAATAGGCTTTCCCTGCCAAACATCAAGCCCTATTGATTCAGCGCTTAGACAGTCTTCGGAGTATATGTTTTTAACGAAATCCTCGCCTAGCTCCGTTATCTTATTCCCTTCAATAAACCCCAAAACGCGAAGCTCGCCGAGACGCGCAAAGCCTATTTTGTCAAGTTTTTTATCATGCAAGATATCTGACTGCGCCAAGACGCTGTTGGTCCCGCTTCGAATTATCTTGTTGTTATTGATAACATACAATTTTCTGAGAAGTTCAATATCCTCATATGCAAGCCGTTTTAGTGATAAAACAAAATGTCGGCACACGCCCTTATCTACCGCCATCGCCTTTAAGCTGATAGCTAACCTAGCATATGCGTCAACTTTGAGAGAATCACCATCATTAACACATGCCCGAAAAATATCCATAAAATCAATGTCTGAAAAAACACTATCCTTCCTCAACTCTCCAACTACGTCCTCCCTAGCATCCAAAAGAGCTTGGCAGAATTTCTCAACTCTATCCTTATATAGCCCGCTAATAATTTCAGAAGCAACTTTAGTTATTGATGTAGCCAGAGAAGCTCCCGGAGCAACAGATTCCAATGCGGGGCATAATTCAAGAAGCGCCTTAACAGACTTACTATTAAAGACTTCCACTACCTTTCCAGAAAAACTCATAGGATCACCACACTATTCCATCAAAATATCCCAGATCAACCAGCAAGATCGCTTTGCACTGTCTTATTTTTAAACCCCATTCAAATCATTAACGCTCGAATACCAAGCACCGAACCGCCTTGCCAATGATCCGACTGTGCACTGCGTGATTCCTGCGCAGACAACGCGGAGAGCTGCTTTGCGACAGAGCTTGACGCAGGGCTCTGTCGAAACGCAGCGGATGGCCGTGCTCGATCAGCAGGCGGGCCAGCTCTGGCAGGTTGATGGCCAGCAGATTAGTGGAGCACGCATGGTTGTATTCCACCCCTTTGCTATCTAGAAAAGCCAACGCCTCCCAGAACACCCTCAATACATCCGGCAGCTCCGGGTCAGCCTGACCAATGCTGTCGAGCTCAGGCACGCTCAGCCCCAGGGCGCGGGAGGTATGGGCCAACTGCTCATGGATGGCAGCCCGGAGCGTCCGGTCGCGGGTGCGGTGCAGCTCTTTGAGCAACGCCAGGCGATGGCGAGACAGGGAGATCTGCTGAGTGACATTGGGCGCGCTGGGACGGGTAGCGCTGCCTTGGGTCCAGTAGTCCCAGAGGGCGTCATCGCACTCTTCCTGGTAGCGGACGATCTTGTCACGCAACTCAGGACTCACCTTGTTGGGACTGATCGAATAGAGCCATGCCGGGAGTTTGCGCAGTGGCATGCAAGACATGCTGCGTAGTTTCCCGTCCTCCGCAACTGTGGTGATTTCCACCATAGTTGAACTGAACTTCTCGGCTAGCTTGGTGTACTGACTTTTCCAATCCAGCCCCATGTTCGCCACTATGGGCTTCATCGCCACGAACGGCTCGCCATCCTTCCCGACCAACACCACGGTGTCCTCGTGGAAGGGTACAGGCATCAACTGAGTGCCCTGCATCTCGGCTCTCTCCTTCTCATTTCGTTTCGCTCCGCCGCGGCCTTGAGGCGGTGCTCTGCTCGGCCGAATCCATCACCTGCCCTATCTGGGCCTCGATCAACCACAGATAACTGGCCAGCAGGTCGGTCTCTATCTCGCTCTGCTGGGGAGCCTCTGCCAGATAACGCACGAAGCGCAGGGATTGCTGGATGTGGAACAGGCGCAGGTTGTCCTCTTCGCTCAGCCGGTACGGACGTGCACTCAT